TCTTTTGGCTCGCACTATTCGCAGGGCTTTACTTTATCGCCACCCGTATCTGGTGGGACGGGACGGGCTGGTGCGTGGGAAGCATAGAGAGGTGCGGGTTATGAGTATCACTTGCGAATTACAAGATTTAGAGGAGATTATGGCTAAAACTGGTGTGCTATTAACTGGCAACGCTTACGATCAAGCGCAAGATTATCTACAAGATAATTGTGTGTGTGCTACTTATAGATACTTACTGAGAGAGAGGGCGAGAGTATGAGAGAGCTGGAACAATTCTTGAATACCGAAGCCGAGTGGGTGCTGGAGAAATTATCTACTGGCACAGAGAGCGCAGATCGTAATTATTACCAAGGCAGACTAGACCAGCTCGCACAAGTGCGAAGGTTTTTAGGTCAGCCCCAAATTATGAGAGAGAGCAAGCAAGTAATTTAGTGGCGGACTATGCCACACTCCTTGTCTAGGGGAGTGTGGTGTAGTATTCTACTAACAGTAGGAGAGGGCGAGCAGATAGCTCGCTTAGATAGATAGGAGAGAGTAATGAGTAAGATGAAGCAACACTTAGAGGGGCAAATAGTAATCGCTCACTCTAGCGAGGAGAGCACAGGTTGGAAGCGGTATATCGCTTTTAATTATGAGGGTAATGAGTATGAACTAACCCTATTTTGGGATAGTTTTGACGGCTACGATACATTTTGGAGAGAGCCTGATAGCGCACCTAATTGGGTAATAGAGTGGGATAGCGAGGCACATCAAGGTATGAGTTTTGAACATTACTTAGATGATCTAACTTGGGAGATGAATAAATGAATACTAAAACTATGAAGTATGAACTACCACAGGGCGTTGAATTAGAGGTAGTTGATTACGATATAGAGAGAGAGGACAGGCAGGATAGTGCCTTCTATACTTGGAGTGATACTAATTTAGTGGCTCGGTTATCTTACAAGGGCAGGGAGTTTGGTATCTATTGTGTAGGAGAAATGCGTATCCACTACAAAGATCAAGTTATTAGATATTGTAATGATTTGGTTGAAGCTGGCTTTACTAATGATAAAGAGTTAGCCCAGTTAGAGGATAAAGGTGGAGAGTGGATCAATAACTCTTGGTTTGAAGTCTATGACTATAACTCTAATGAATACACTATGGAGATATATCACGAGGTTAAAGAAGCTATAGAGAGCGTAGCTAATTGGATTACTGAGGAGGTTAAGTAATGAACGAGTGCGTATATTGTGAAGGCGTAGCCGATTTTATATGGCTAGATGGTGGCTGGTATGTGTGTGCTGGCTGTATTAAAGATGGAGATACCGATACAAAAGCTGAGGAGGAGGTAGCAGTATGAAGGCTACGCCTGCGTTTTGTGGCGATCACTTAGTCCCGATTACTGAGTGCGATTGCCTAAGTTATATGAGAGAGATAGCAAGCTCAGCAGAAAAACTAATTCAATTAACTAAAGAGAGAGAGGAGTTAAGCAAGTGAATATAAATATAAAGGAGAGTTATATGCCTGAATATACGAAGGTTATTACCTTTGAGTATGAGGGTGAGGAGTATCTAGCAGAGGTATATGTCGGCAAACATTGTTCAGACTATACCTTGTATCAAGGCAATAAAAGATTAGAGGATAAGCCTGCTTGGTTAGAGAAGGCAGAGTTAGACCCTGAGTTTAACTTCTTATTCTTTATAGATGAGTTAGCTTGGAAGTATGAGGGAGAGAAAATAAAATGAACGATAACACTTGGAGTGTAAGTTATAGTGCTAATTACTTTACGATTAACACCACTATTCAAGCACCTGACCAAGACCAAGCTGAGGCTTGGGCTAGGCAAAACTTGTTTGAGGAGTATGGGATAGACCTAGATAAGTGCGGTGCTAAATGTATGGAGGTGGAGTTAGTATGAACATCTGCCAATTCTGTGGGTGGGAAGTAAAGAAACCTGAGTGGTATAACAGTTATGATGGGGGCTACGCCTGTGATGACTGCCTTATGGATCAAGCGGTTGAGAGAGAGAAGGAGAACGCACTATGAGTAATTTTGCTGAACTACACAAACACTATGGACATCAAGTAGTGGTGGCTCAATATACCGATACTGAAGGAGAGCCTGTAGCTGTGGCAATAGAGTGTATGGATTGCTACGAAGTGCTAGTTGATTACGATAAGGAGGTAGCTAATGCCTGAGCCACGCTACTTAGAGGGAGATGATTACGCCCTGAACGGGGTTGAAGGAGAGGAAGAGGAGGCTGGAGATACTGGCTTACCTGATCGTATGTGGGAGGACGAAGAGTAATGAGCAAAGAGTGTGATTGCGACAACTTAGATCAAGATGTATCAGGATATACCTGCTATAAATGCTATGAAAAGGGGGAGTGATGGGTAATATAGTAGAACTATTTAATAGCCAGCAGAAGCGGGTGATCTTCTATGAGGTATCAGACTCCCAAAACATAGCCATATGGGGCGGAGAAAGCCCTTCAGAGGCCTTAAAATGGTATCGGAATAGCCCACCTGATAGTAAGATATGGGTATCAGAGTGGCTCACAGATGAGGAAGATGCGAGGGAGATGATGTCGCCTATTGAGCTAACCCCACTGGTATTATCTACTATCGCAGATTGTATGGAAAGGTGGAGGAATTGAGCAAGACAGAGCGGAGAATAGAAACCGCTAAAGCACAAGCAGTTCGTCAGAGAAACTACCGCAGAGCAAGAGATAGAGCGTTAGCTCGTTTGAGTAATGATTACCCAAATGTGTATCGCACTTATCTTGAGGAGGAGATGGAAGCTGATGATCAAATGGGTAAGAAATGGCTTGATATTACTGGCAACACTAAGTCTTCTAGTAATAGGTCAAGATAAATTATTTCCACCGCCAGTAGGTAGAATACCTGATGGTGTTATATCGCATAGGAAGGCAACGCAAGATGAGAAGAACCATAACAAGAAGCTCGCAAAGGACTACGCTCAGGCTGGTTTCGGGTGGAAAGGAAGAGAGTGGGAGTGCCTCCTCTCCCTTTGGACCAGTGAGAGCAGGTTTGATAACTTCGCCAAGAACCAGCGAGGATCAAGTGCTTACGGAATTGCTCAACTCCTTGGAGAAACAGATAGCAGACCTGAGTATCAAATCCTTAGAGGTCTTAAATACATTTCTAAAAGATACGAAACACCTTGTAAAGCACACAAGTTCTTTCTCAAGCATAGATATTACTGATGAAACTCCTTGATCTATACTGCAAGGCTGGTGGTGCAAGCAAGGGCTACCAGTTAGCAGGCTTTGAGGTAGTGGGCGTGGATATAAAGAAGCAGAAGCGTTATCCATTTGAGTTTATTCAGGCTGATTGCTTAGAGTTAATGAAGGATATGGACTTCCTTAAATCCTTTGATGTGATAGCAGCTAGCCCGCCTTGCCAAACTCATAGCATTACTCAACACTTACGCAACGCTCAAGGTAGATCAACAGATAAAGTTGATTTGATACCACAAACAAGAGAGGCTTTGATAGCAAGCGGTAAGCCTTATGTTATTGAGAATGTGCCAGGCTCACCTTTGATTAACCCAATACAAATGTGTGGCTCACACTTTGGATTAAGGGTTAGAAGACACAGAAGATTTGAAAGTAATCTACCTATTGTTGGCTCACCTTGCGATCATAAATCACAGGGCAAACCAGTAGGAGTTTATGGATCTATGAGAGATGAGATACCAAAGGGTGGTCATACTGCCAAGAGTATTGAGGAAGCAAGAGAAGCTATGGGAATTGATTGGATGATATGGGGAGAGTTGGTAGAAGCGATACCACCTGTATATACTAAAGAGATTGGCAAACAGTTATTGCTGTTGATGTAATAGAGTTCCTCTCCTATGGGCAACAGAAGCCTCGCAGTTTTGTTCATTTACTGCGGGGCTTTTCTAATTCCTAAAGACAAAAACCCCTTCGGGATAGGATACCGAAGGGGCTATTGCCAGCACTCATACTAGGATTTCTAGCACAGGTAGTAGAACTATATCAGATTATTTATCAGTTGTATAGAAGCCGCTACCTCTAAAGCTAACAGGGGGAGAGGTAAAGATACGCCTAAGCGTAGCTCCGCAAGTGGAACACCTATAGTTTTCTTCAGGTGCGTTGATAGATCTTTCAATCTGTATTGTTTCATCGCCACCTGGACACTCATATTCGTAGATCAAAACTCTTCTCCATCCTTTATATTCAGATACCCAACAGGCTTAGACCTGCTCTTCTTGTTAGCAAACTCAGTAGTAATTGGTAGCCACTTGTCCTCCCACTTGGGCATCGGGAGTTTAGAGAGGTTAAACCCCCAGATGCCGTTAGGTGTGGAGTTGATATACCAGGGAGTAAGGGACCTGATACCAGCCGCCATTATGAGAGAGGAGTACTTGTGTTCCTCTATTAAAAGATCGTCATAGTGTGTCTTCCTAGATTTCAATTCAATAAACATCTTATGTTCCATACTCACACAGTCAAAGCTATCAAACTCATCTTCACTTTTACTTAGGTCAGAGAAGTGAAACTCTTTTAGGTAGTCAAATAATTCAGACTCTCTCAATACATCTATGCCCAGGGTGTATCCCCTCCAAGTTTATCTTGCAACCTACGCAGAGCTGAGGTACATCTACGATCAGCAGTAGATACTGCTACCTCTAGGTATTGTGCTATCTCTTGCAAGGTATTGTTGTCGTAGTAGCGCATACGAAGTATGGTCTTGTCTTCTTCTTCTAACTTTAAGTATGATTTCTTTACATCTATTAAGATAGCAAGGAGGTTGCCACCCTCAGAAGGGGCTGGTTGTTTACGAGGTTGTCCATCATTTATTAAATCTTGTGCTTGCTCTAATACAGTTCCTTCTATTACGGATTGCAAGATAGATGGCATTAACCTAGCGATAGTTGCAGTATCGTAGAAGACCTCATCTGTTATGTGATAGCCAGCCTTACGAGCCTTCTCTTTACGAGCATACTTCTCTGCAATTCTACGCATCTGGTATGCAAGTCTGCGTTCGTTATGCTCACGCTTCTCTTTGTTCTCTTCGTTAAGTTGATCTGTATATTGATCTTGTCTACCGATAAACCAAAGATAAAGTTCTTGCTTAAGATCATCTCGCTCAACCCAACCCTTAAACTTACGGGCAATAGAGCCAGCAACTGCTGACACTAGGTCCTTAACAGTCGGGTGTAATTCTTTATTCATCTACTCTTCTACGCTTCTTATCTACTAGGTGTGCTGAATTACTTTTTCTTTATGTACAATTCCTCAATGGTCATAACCCAAGCCTCAAGTTTTTTATCAAGGTAATCAACCTTACGCTCTAACATTCGTATCTTGGATCGCTGATTAAATAAATATTTTAAGTTAATCACTTAGGCCAAGTACCTTCCAAAACCATAATCGCAATAGCTGAATAGTTAAGTAGATCTACGAAACTATCCTTTAAAGATTCATTAGTAGGCTCAGCACCAGTATCTATTAGATGATTGATACGAGCAGTCTTGTCGTGCATACGCACTCTTAACCCATTAAGCGCACCACCTGGTGCGTTAGAGATATTAGTTGGACCGTAATCTTTATGCTTATCTATGAGTAGATTGCCAGCACTATCAAGTACCTTCCACATATTAGAGATGAACTCTTTATCTACACCTTCGTTGGAGGTAGCGATACTGTGATCGTTTCGTTTTCGTAATCTATTCTGTTTATCAAGATCCCAAATGTCGTTAACCATACGGCTAATTCCGTCAGATCCGAGTTCCTCATACATTTACTGCCCCCAATATCCGCTTTGTCTCTTCTGTCCCTTTTGCTAAATATACATCATTTACATCCATTCCAGGTGGCAACACACAGATCGTGGCGTTGATGACCTCTGATGCTACTCTCCTAGAAAACTCTGCTCCTGGATTAGAACCATCTTCTTTAATATCATTATCACCTATAACAAGTACTCTGCCATATCCATTCATCATCTTTGCAAAGTGTGGTTTCCAAGCAGCAACACCAGGAACACCAACTGCAGGTATACCTAATGCACCAGTACAGATGATTGCATCTAGCTCACCCTCACATACAGCGATAGTGTCTTTAGATTCTAGTAAAGCACTCACATTAAATAGGTGAGTCTTCTGGCCAATAGCCATACCATACTTAGGTTTACCATCATCTAGTCTTCTAAACTTAAAGCCAACACAAAGACCAAGAGCAGTAAAGTATGGAATAGATAGCCAACCCTCATAGCCTTGATGCTCAGGTAGTGGATCAACCACTGTACCTAAAACAAAAGGCTCAGCTATCTCTTTAGATATGCCACGTTCTTTTAGAAACGTTGCGGTTTCTACGCTTAGCCCCTGCTGGTAGCGAGTGGCCGCTTGTAGATATGATTTCAATTGCTCTTGCGAGAGCATCTTTAAACCCCAAACTTTCTTTTTCCATTACAACATTGACGGTGTTCCCACCCTTACCGCAGGTATGGCAGAAGTATAGGTTCTCTACTGTGTTAATCACTGCTGACTTGCGAGAGTCATCGTGCATCACACACCTTACTGAACAAGCTCTGCCTTCCCTTACTTCACCACCGTAAAACTGAACTACTACTCCAATGGGAATTGTGTTCGCATCGGTTCTGCTATTGCCCTTGCTAGGCTTCCTACTCCTGGACCAGTCTGATGCTGGCATCCGCAGTCTCCTTTGCATTTACAATGGTGCTTATAGGCTAACTTAAAGTGGCGTTTAACATTCTCTTCGCCACCCTTCTTGCAGTGTTCACAAATCATTTTTTAACTATTTCCTTTTCCTCATCTGGTACTGGCTCAGGAGATTTCTCTAAGCCTTGCATAATCTTTGTTGTTGTTATCTTTCCATTAGGCACTGGCATTTTTCTCCTCCAACCATTGTGTTAAGTCTTGGACCACCCAAGCCTTCTCTATCCCAGCACTTCTTCTTTTAACTACTACATAAGACAATGGTGCTGGTGTAATACCTCTAGCACTAGCGTAGTTCTGAGCTTCAACAGTAGCCTCTCTCCAGAACTGAGGTAGATCCATTGACTTAGTATTCTTTAACTCCAAGATAAAGGTTTTACCAGCAACAATAACTACTAGATCACCCTCATCTTTTTGTCCTGATAAGCGCAAGCGTTCAGCATTAACACCCTTAGATCTAAACCACTTCATAACATCTAGTTCAAAGGATGCACCCTTGCGTTTATTCTTTGCGCTCATCTACCTTAACCTTGTTTACTCTGAATGTTTGCTCGCCATCTTCTTCAGATACTTCAATAATTCCTGCCTGAATAAGTACAGAACTAAAAGCAGCAAAATCACTTTCCAACTTAGCAATCTTCTTTTTGACATATTGTATCTCCGTATTAGCCAACGTTTAGCACCGAGTCCCTTCTAATCATACGACCATAAGTATCAGAGTCATAGATCTGACAAGAGCCGTAGTTAACAAACAATGAAACATAATCCTTACCATCAGCAGTATGTTTACCAAAACGATTCTTAACTGCAGCAACTCTTAATAGACTTTGAATAGGCTCATAACCTAGAGTCAAGATCATTGCTGGTAGTTGAGATACCTTACCGTGAATAGATCTACGATGAGGTGGTTCAGTGGTGGATCCATACTCAGACTGTTCGCTGACGTGATGAAGAACCATTACGCAAGCTTCAGTTTGTCTAGCCATATCGTGCAACTCCACCATTATCTGACGAAGCCCAGCCCACTCATTGTCTGATTCTGCTGCCACATTCATTAAGTTATCTATAACTATTAACTCTGGTGGAATACCGTAAAGTTCTATATAAGCCTTAATCTCCATCTCAATATCATCTAACGATGGTGATGAATCAAAGACCCATTGTATGTTCTTTACTTGGTCAAACTTAGAATCGTAGAAGTGCGTACTCTTATTTAAGTTCTCTTCCACCAGGGTTTGATTATGACCTGATATATGTGCTGCAGTCCTCATCATAACTGTAGCTATGTCAGTATCTGCAGAGAAGAAAAGTGTTGGAACATCAGCCTTGATTGCATAGATTAAAGCAAACATAGATTTACCAGCGTTCGGTGCAGCAGCAACCATACAAACCTGCCCTCTTCTAAACCTAATCTGCTTGGACTTTAAATCATTCCAAACATCAGGTAGAGGAGTAGCCTTTGTAGTTGTGCTATTCCAAGCTCTATGTAAATTAAGCAACGTCTGCCTCTCTCAAGGTTATCCCTCGTTGTCTGCGAATCTTTCTTCGTTCCATTGAACTAAGACCGCCCCATATTCCATACTTCTCATTCTTGATGCCCCACTCTGCACACTCTTGCAAGTGGGGACATCTCTTACACATTGATTTCAACTGCGTTAGCAGTACTCTGTCTTCGCCAATCTCTGGAAAGAATAATTCCGTAGATATTTGTTTACAGAGTGGGTCCTCATAAGAAGCAGGCCCCCGCATTAGTTATCTAATCCAGACTGTATCGCACTTATCTGTTGCACCTTTAGGTGCAGCGCACATCCATCCCTTCCAAGGTCCCTTAGTTCCTTGTCCAGATCTAAAGCTCATTGACCCGTGCTTGCAATCAGGTGCATCTCCTGATGGTGCAACTGCTGTAGCACCTAATGCTTTCTTAGCATAAGCAATTGCTCCACCTGTTGGTTGAGCAGTAGCACCAAGTGTGGTGCCAGTTGTAGTAATTAATGTTGATAGATCAGCAATTGAAGTTAGAGATGCCTCTAGTTCAGTCTGACTTGTTGCATATAGATTAACTAAAGTTCCATCAGCTAACTTGTAGTTGATCTGAAACTTTGTTGATTCAGGTGCAGCCATTTATTTTCCTCCTGTTTTGATATTTAATCTAGCGAAAGGTTGTCCCTCCACCTTTGGTATAAAGCCTAGTAGTTTTTCTACTTCGGCAGTGTTAACTGTAGACCTACCATTAACAGTTGTCCAGGTGATCTGAACACCACTAGCAGTCTCGCCAGTTATACCTTCAAACGCAGTTCGTAATGAGTCGCGCTTTTCAGTTAACTCTTTTATTTGTTGATCAAGTTGCAAGTACATCAAAGCTGAATGATCAACACTGCCATCTTCAATGATAGGCAACTCATCTTTGATACGTTCTTTTTTTAAGCCAGAGCAACCGATCTCACCTGTCTCATCAAAGTACTTACAATAAGACTTGCAGTAATTCTGATCTCGCTCAGGATCTGGTACCACCTCTGACTCTTTAACTGCGCTTAACCAGTTAAGAGCCTCTTCAGCAATACTAGGATCGTAAGGTTCTGAATGTACAACAACATCTCTCTCATCACCATCTCTGGCTATGGCTACAAGGTTGACAGTTCGGACCTTCCCCTTGCCCGACTTATCTAACAAGTAGCCATAGACCTGTACTTGCCAGCGCTGTTGTGTTGAAGGAAAGTAAGAAAGGTTTTGTTTCTTAACTGTCTTCCAATCTACAACATCACCTGACTCTGGAATGAATAGATCAATATGAGCCTTCATCCCAGAATGTTCAACTGCAGTTTCAACCCAGTACTTCTCACCCTTTGGATCTACACTGCGTATTGCTTCTTCAATAGTAGCGTGGATAGCAGTACCCATAATAGCTGCTAACTTTAATTCGTTC